CGAGCCAACATGATCAAAACAGATGCGACCGCTGCTGAACTCAAAGCAGTGGCTGCCTACATTGATAACCAGCCACGGTGACGAGTCCCCTTCTTTACTGACCCTGGCGCAACTGTAGTAATATGGTGGAGCAGCGAGTGCAACCTCCTGCTCCTGGCCACAGTTCCCCAGAAACCATGACCAACCAAGAGTATTGCGAGATCAACGCCTCCGACAACGACGAGGACGTGACCAAGCTTGTTGAGCACGTTGCCGAGAAAGTCGATGGCGTGACCATCAAGATGAAAGAAGGCGGCTCGATCAAGATGACGGGTGGAGCCAGCATCACTATGAGTGCCGATGGCGGCATCAAGATTGGCTGAGCTTCTTAGTCACTTGCTCTTCTATGTCTGACACCACCGCCTGGAAGGAATACTGCGAAGCCAGCCTTGACCTGAGCAATCAGCATGAGGTTGGCGAGGCAGGAGCTATTGCAGCTTTGGACGATCTTTACGCCAACAACGACGAAGGCATGAAGCACCTTGCTGACAGCTAGAAATCCACGTCACTAGTGGGGCGGGGATCGTCTAGGCAAATCTAAGCATGTATAGCCCTTGTGGCTTATACATCGGTAGATTTTGCTAGAGGCGGTGTTAGACAGAAACTAGGTTGACCTGGGCGAGAGATCACAGAGCCACCTTGGTCTTGGCACCGCTGTTCCAGCTTGTTGTTCGATGCGTGAAGCAATCCAATCCAAACGGCTGTAGAAAGTGTGATGACAAGTGTGGCGATAATTGTTTGTTTCATCGGGCGCGGGCGGTTTTGAAGAGATGCTCAGTAGTCTTTGACGTTACTATACGTGCTTGACAACACAGAGCTGGCGTTGTAGTGTGCTGGCTCCTTTACTTTTTGTAATGCCTACAACGCTTAGCGAACTCTGGGACGCCTTTCTCCAAGAGCGCTCCATATCCCTTTGCCCTACAAGCCTTACGTCTGACTACCGACAAGTAACGAAATGGCTGCGGCGCTGCCCAGTTCAGGACATCGAGCAAGCCAGGAAGATCATGATTTGGATCCTTGGCGAAAAACCTGTGCTATCAGCAAGGCGCGTAGCCATGTACACCAAGACGATGTACAAGTGGGCGGCCCAAGAAGATGTGGCTTACCTGCAGCGCAATCCGCTGGCCAGCTTCAAGATGCCAAAAGCGCCACAAAAGGATGAAGAAATTATCGTGATTCCACGCAACGAGGTCGCGCTGGTTCTATGCGCCCTTGAAGCGAAAATGACCTATCGCACCGTCAACTGGTCTTGGTACACCGAATTTATGCTTCAGACCGCAATGCGGACTGGAGAGGTGCGGGCGTTGATGTGGAAAGACATCAGGGAGAACAAGATTCTTGTCCATCAAAATTACACACTTACTCATGGCCTGAAAAACAGCACAAAAACCAACAAGAAACGATGGGTGCCGCTAAACGCAAAGTGTCAAGCAATCCTCGATCAGTTGCCGAAAGACAACAACTACATTTTTCCTTGGGACAGGCTTGCGTTCCAAAGTTATTTCAGGCGCAAGATGCAGGTTTTGCATCAAGCCGAACTGGTGTCTCACGTTTATCGTCCCTACGATTGCCGTCACACCGCAATCAGCCGCTGGATCGAGGCTGGTATACCAGTACCACAGGTTGCGGCGTGGGCCGGAAACACTAGCGAAGTGATTTTCAAGCATTACTGCAACAGCACGCAAGAATACGAGATTCCCGAACTGTGACACCGCTCGTTTTTCTAGTACAATGCCAGTAGGCATTTCATATCCATGACGACCACATTCACTTGGGCCATCGCCAACCTTGAACGCCACACCGCTGATGGAGTGGTATATACCGTGCATTACACCGTGAATGCCGATGACGGCACCTACTCGGCTGGTGCGTACGGCAGCCTTGGCCTCGAAGCACCTGAGCCCGACAGCATGATCCCGTTCGATCAACTCACTGAAGAAGTGGTGGTCGGCTGGGTCAAGGACAAGTTCGGCGAAGAGAAAGTTGCCGAGATTGAGCAAGCACTGCAAGCCCAGATCGATGAGAAGCATGCGCCAACAAAAGCTGCTGGTGTGCCATGGGGCTGATAAAATAGAGAAAACACGAAAGAGCGATGACACTCGGACTCAAAGCTGGCTATGAGGTTGCTGATCTTGGCAGCTTGACTGAGGCGGGTGTCACCGACTCTCAGGTCACCACAGGGCTGAATCTTGCGTTTCAAGTTACTGTCGCAAGCGTTGGCACAAGTGTAACAATTCGACTTGAGGGCAGTGTTGACGATGAAAGCTATTTCAATCTCGATGAAAGCGAGACTGATACAACGCTGACCGCAAACGGCACTTATGGATATGCGCTAAATGGCTGCCCAGTCAAGCATGTTCGTTTGCGTATTGTGAGCATCGATGGCGGTTCCCCAACCGTGAGCGCCAAAGTCGGCTCAATGTAATGAAAAATTTACGAACCAGCATCAACACCGGAATCCGCAGCAGCGTCGCTGGCGGCCTTGCACTGCTTGCGATCTTGGCATCTCAACAGAGTGAAAAGCTCATGACCCAAGCGGGCAGGTTGATTGCCTTGAATCGGTAAAATAAGGTTGATGGAGCTTAGGGGCGCATTTTGATCGAAATCTACGCCGCGATCCTCGGTGCATCGATCGGCATTGCTGGTATGTCGGTATCCGGCTTCACCAAGCGCACAAGTGAATCGCGTGAAGCTGTTGTGAGATTGACAATGGCAGTAGAGAGTATCGCTGGCAAGTTGGAAGAACTACATCAAGACATGAAAGCAGACCGCAAGGAGATTTATACTCGCCTTAATCACCACGGCGAAAGGCTTACTGTGCTGGAAAACAAGGCGCGCTAAGATTCAGGTACGAGTTACCTCAACCCATGCACCTCGAAGAAATCCTTTCCAGCCCGATCACTTGGATCGTTGTGGCTGCTGCATCTGAGATCATTGCTCTGTCGCCACTGCGCGATAACAGCGTGATCCAGCTTGTGTTTCATGCACTCCGCAGCCTGAAAGCAAAAAAGGGCTGATCCCTGCTGATGGCCGTTGGCTTTGGCGTTTTAGCACACGTTCTGACTGGGACGAGGTGCAGCGTGCCATCCAGCGTCGCAAGTTCGAAGCCACACTGAAGCCACGGCTTGATGCTGAAATCGAACGCTGGCATCGCAGTCAACCGCCAATGACACCGCCGCCAGTGCGGCTTGATGACCTACACATCCGCGCACCTTGGTATGAGCCCGACGACACCGATCCGGCTGATTGATCTGTTCCGCTACTACAAGCGGTTGGGGCATCAAGATGCCGCGATCCTTGAATTAGAACAGCGGCTATTAAAGGCAGACCCAACAGCCTTAAATAGGGATCAGGATTGGTACAGCACCTGGGCAGCCGCTGTGGAGCCAGCAGCGAGTTATGACAATAATTGGAACGGCATCATGGCTGCTGCTGCAGTTGCCGGTGCCAAATTTCCCGAAGTGGTCGCAGCACAATGGGCACTTGAATCTGGATGGGGCAAACACGTCTCGGGCCAGCACAACTACTTCGGTCTCAAAGGCTCCGGCACATCCACGACCACGCGCGAGTTCCTGGATGGCCAATGGGTCACCATCACCGATAGCTTTATCGACTTCCCATCACTTGCCGCTTGCGTCGAGTATCTCGTGTCTCGGTGGTATCAGGATTATCAGCAGCATCATGGCGTGAACCGCGCTGATGATCGCAACGAATGCGCTCGATTGCTCGTCAGTGAAGGCTACGCGACCGATCCTGCTTATGCGACCAAACTGATCGCAATCATGGATTCGCAGCTCGGCAAACCGGGCGAACGCATTCTTGATGTGCCGTATGAGTATCAGCTCGACAACGCCAGCGGCACCGGCTACCGCGAATGCTTCAGCAGCACCTGCGCGATGATCGCTCGGTATCACGGCCAGGTTGACTCGGACGATGAATACAACATCATCCGCGCACGGTTTGGCGACACCACTGATGCGCAAGCTCAGGTCAAAGCGCTGCGTTCATTGGGCTTCGATGCCAGGTTCCGCACCGATTGCTCAATTGCCACGCTTGAGGCCGAGATCGATGCCGGGCGGCCTGTTGCTGTTGGTTGGCTGCATCATGGTCCCTCTACCGCACCACGCGGCGGCGGACACTGGACCTGCGTGATCGGCTACACCGAAGACACGATCGTTCATAACGACCCAAATGGCGAAGCCGATATGGTCAACGGTGGTTACATCGGTAATTCGGCATCGCTGGGCGCCCGTGTTGAGTACAGCCGCAAAAATTGGCAAAGGCGCTGGGAAGTTGACGGCGCGAGCACAGGTTGGGCTATTCTTGTGAAGCCTGAATTTTGAAGCGTGATTCTTAGCGATTGGCAGATCCAATACCATGCAGAAAGAGATGCAATTGTTGAGCCATTTGACATCGCGTTGCTCAACCCAGCCAGTATCGATGTAAGACTCGGCAATCACTTGATGATTGAAGTTGCTGATCAACGCGACCTGACCGAGATTGACATCAGCAAGCGCACAGCAGAACATCCTTATTGGTTGTTGCCGAATGAGTTTTGCTTGGCCGAAACACTGGAGACATTTAACTTGCCAAGCTTTATTGCTGGTCAGTTTGTACTGAAATCAAGCCGCGCACGCGAAGGGTACGAGCACATGCTTGCTGGATTCTGCGACCCTGGCTGGCATGGAAGCAAACTCACACTTGAACTCAAAAATGCACGCAGATTTAATGACTTACCGCTTTACCCTGGCCTGAAGATTGGCCAGATGGTGTTTCATAGAATGTGCGCATCACCACTGCGGAACTACTCCGAGACAGGTAGATATAACGGAGACGTTAAGGTGGCTGCAAGCAGGGGTTAACAAAAAGCCTCGACGGCTACCGTGAATATGTCGCATCGCGAACATTCACGTGGCTGAGGAATTCAGGCAGTGCAGGCGAAGTTCTCTATGCAGAGAATCTTTGCCGATGAGTCAGCTCACGTTAGTAAATGGCAGCTGGATGTGTGATCCAAATAAATGCCCAAGACGGGTGCCACAGCAAGAAGAATCGACGTATCGCGTCGAAAAACGCTACCTCAATATCGCAAAAATCATGTTCCTCAGCTCCGGCACCAACGGTCAGGATCCAGATGATTTCGCAGAAGACTTTGCGGCAAGACTTGAAGAATTAACAGAAGAAATTATCAGCTTCGATGTTGAAGTCTATCCGCTAGAGGGTGGATTCATCGGTCATGCGATTGAAGGTACTGAGCTTGTCACCAAACGCACCAGCAAGCACACCTTCAGGAAACAGATCTTCGAGCACTGGGAGCGCACCTGCGCCTATTGCGGTGAACACGCTGACACTCTCGATCACATCATCCCTCGCCACAAAGGTGGCCTGACAGTTCGCAACAACCTCGTAAGCTGCTGTCGGCGCTGCAACGGATCCAAGGGTGCCGATGAGGTTTGGGAATGGTTCGAGAAGCAAACATTCTTCACTCAAGACAGGGCTGACATCATCCAAGACTGGATCGACCAAGATCAGTAATACTGCGCATAAATCTGCGCCTGCCACATGTCTGACGAGTACCGGCAAATCGCTCCGCCCTTGGAGCACGTCCGATAATACGGCTCCCCCGTGCGCTTATCATATAGCGTTTCGATGTACGCCCCGTTCTCGCATTCGACTATTTCAGTCTGCCCAGAATGCTGAGCATTGATTTGCGAATCGTCCGCCACTTTTTTTGCCCTCTGGAAATCCAAGTCCACAATCTGATGTTACTGGCTGCCAGTGGATGCACTGCCAGCAATAAGGCTTAGGATTTGTCACCGCTCGCGCATCGGCATAAAGCTGCTCAGCTTCCAAAATCGCAGCATCAGGTGCAGTCGATGTCAGCTTCAGCTCTACCGTTTCCTGTCGCGTCTTGATCGTCGCGAACCACGTATCCTCGCGATCAAAGATCGCAAGACGACCTGCGTGGAAACGGTAGCTTGCCATGCCTGAATGCTACCAGTGATTTACGAAGCCGCCTTGGCTAGACCGTGTTGAAATCGACTGCTTAATCCTGGTGGCAGAAGCTTCTGCGCTGGATCTGGTGCGTTCAGGCTCACCCCAGTACACAGTCCTACCGTCAAAATACCAAGGCTTGAAATACGCAGTGATGCCATAGGTCATCAACTGCGCTCCGGTGTTGCCGGGTTGCATTGCCATATAGCAGTTGTTCGCATCATAACTGATACATGCTGCAGTAATTAGCAGCTTGCGGTCCTTCTTCTATTGGATCTGGAAATTCAAACATGCAAGCGTTATTTTTCCAGTTTTTGCACTTGAAGCATGACCGTCCGAGCCTACGCTGAATTTCAGGATGCACGTTTTTGTAGCTTTTGCCGGTTCTGATCTGGCCGATGCTCGCGCGTGACACATCCATCCGCTTGGCAATAGCGGCATCAGTTTCGGGGCTGATCAAGATCTCCTTGATCTGCTCATCGTTGAATTTTCCGACAAATTGAGTCATTGCTTAAGGATTCGATTTAGATACCAAATAGCCTTCTTGATTGATTCGTCCTGACCCTTGTGCCGCTCCCGCCAGATGTACTTGATCGCATTACCTTTGCAGTACCCTCTGAATTCAACGCCATCAAGCGCAGCCTCGATCGCGTCAATGCACTCAATTTCACCTTGGTTGTAATGGCTTGGGTTGTTTACGGGATCACTCTGCATGGCCATTAAAGACTGATTGGGTTGCTTCGGCAAGTTCGTTGATTGCGCATAAACGCATTTGCTCATGATCGCATGATTGCTGCGATCCGTCCCATTGCACTGACACGATTTTGCGTTTTGCACCCCTGGCATTGACGCGAGCGCTAGTGGCGGTCACGGTGCCGTAGCGCTGTTTGTTGTAACGCTTGAAAAGCTGCTGGCCTTGGGCTGTGGTGGCCACATTCAGCGTGACCCTAGGACGTTCTGCAACGCGGTCACCTGGCTTAAATTTGAAATCGGGCATGTCAAAAGATGTGCGTTGAACTATCTGGAGATTCCGCATGGTTGCCCCAGCGTTCAAGAACGACGCGGGCGTATTCCAGTGCTGCAGTGTTCAAGCACAAGCGAAAGATCCCTGGCTTGACTAGGCCGACGGTCGCATCTGAGCAAACCTGGGCTGCATACGAGAACTCGTCTCGCATGTTTTCAGGCATTAGCTCCAGCAGCTTTGCATCCGTCGGCCCCTCCGGCTCGGGTTCAGCCAGTGCGGCGCGGGCACGGATGATTACGTCTGGTTTCGTGTAGTAATGGCTGCTTGTCTTCTCTGACCACGCAAGCAGATCAGCGCAGAGTTGTTTGTAATCAGTCATCTAAAGCCTCCAGGGCGCGGCGGATGGTGGCAACGTCACCTGGCGTGAGCTTTAAGTGCGACGCCATGTTTTCGGGCTGCTCAGGCAGCTTGGCA